AATAGCAATTTCTTTCGCTCCTGATAAATCTTTTAGTTCGTGTGGTGCAACCCATTCTGTTTCGGGTGCAAATAGTGGGATCTGTGTTCTTCTCATTCGTAGTCTCTCTCCTTTACCATCTCAAGATAGTGTATTGCTTTATCTATATCTTGTATGCCACCCTTCTCTGAGTGTCTACATATGTACTTTATAGCGTTGCCCTCCGCAAAAAGCAACTTGTTTTCGTTAATAAATTCAGCAGGTTGAATCTTCATATTGCGGTAGTGTTTCCCGCCTACCTGCTTATCTAGTGAATCATATACTGCTTTTTTAAATATTTCTTTATTGGTCATATTATATAAGCTCGATCAAAGTTTTTTGGATCTAACACATGCAATTCACGCTTCGCTCTTGTTGCTCCAGTATAAAATAATCTATGTAATTCATCCGGGTCATGACTAAAAGTTTCAATCGCTGCACCTGTTAAGTCTTGCATAAGCAAAACGTTGTCGGCTTCTCCTCCTTTCGCTGCGTGTATAGTTGACATTTTTATACGAGGATTTTTATTTAGTGTTTCTCCATTCGCCCTCATATTACGAATGTAAGTTTCTGTCATTGGATCTAAACCATTAAATGATTCAAACCAAACGTTAGAAGTTAGTAACCCGTGTTGATCTTGACATTCTTTTAGTGTATACTTCGCATCCGAATGAAGAGTTTTACCCTTCTGGAATCCAACTAAAACATTGTCACCTAAGTATTCATAAATGTTTTTAATTTCTAGATGATTTAATAATTCACCTTTACGCCAATGCTCCCAATTATTTAATGCTAACAATAATTTTAATGGTACAGAATTTATTCCTTTACATTGGTAGTACCATCCTTGAATTTCACACAAATCTTTGGCATCTTCTAAAAAATAATTTGCAGAAGATAGTACTAACCAGTTACCTGAACTCATATCTACTTGTGTTATATCAGAATATCTTCTTAATAATCCTTGTTCTTCTCTAGGTTTATATTCTTTTGGAAATCTATTTTGTACTTTGTTAATTATTTTTTGTGATAGTTCATGTATAGGACCACCTGGTATTCTATATGATTGATCTAATGTTTGTATGTCATCAACTTCTTCTTTAAGTGCTATGAAGTGATCTACATCTGCACCGGCCCATTTAAATATAGCCTGATCATCATCACCAGCTATGTAAGTTTTATGTGCTCTCTTCCAAATTTTTCTTACCATTTCCCATTGCAATAAAGATAAGTCTTGTGCTTCATCTATAAATAATACTTCAAACGTAGATAAAGTTTCTTTTGTTAAAAAGTCTTCTATCAAATCGTTAAAGTCTTTTAGATTCTTTTCTTTCTTAAATCTTTTTAATTCTTCTGCTAATAAAAATAATGTGTTTCTTTCTATGTCTAGTATATTTTTTCTAGAGTCATAGTATTCTAATAAGTCCATTCGTTTTACAGCTGCTGTATTTATTATTGTAAGGTATTCATTATCAGAATTAAATGTACCATCATCATTAGAAAATTTTGCTGTCTTAATAGGAATGCCACATTTCTGTCCAAATTCTTTATAGTCTTCTGTCTTCATCATTTTTTCTTTAGTCATACCCAATTGATTAAAAGCGTATGAGTGTAACGTTCTGAAAAAAGGTAGATCATTATCTTTATCTAAACCAAATTTATCTGCAGCTCTGTCTGCTGCTTCCGTTGCTGCTTTTTTTGTAAAAGAAAAATAACCTATTTGTCTAGGTCTTATCCCATCTTTGAGAAATTCGTCCACTAAGTTTAACAATGTTGTTGTCTTTCCCGTTCCTGGTGGACCTAGTATTATTGTCTTCATATTTCTTCAGTTTCCTCTCCGCTATTTGTAGCTGTATTTGTGTTAGTTCTAGTTCTTCTGTTAGTTCTTGTATTATTAATCTAAATCTTAAATGCCAATTTTTACCTACGTCTTTGTCATACTTCATTAAAAATCCTCTTGTTGGTAGGCAATTTTAGAAACTGTTGCTTCTAATTTTTTCATAGTTTTAATTTTAATTACTCTTGGTTGTTGTGATTTAACTCTTAACCTTGTTTCTTCTACAAAAATATCATCTAATCTTTTAATTAAATTACCTGTCTTAATTTTATCCATGTCCCAGTTATTCTTTTTTAAGAATGAATAAAAGTCTTCCATTCTAAAATATGTAAATCCATCTTCTGTAAAAGGTAACTTATTAAATATATCATCTATTGTTCTTGCTGATTGTCTATTAGTTGTCCAATCTTGCAAGAGTCCTGTAATTTCATTAGTAGGATTCAATGACTCTAGTGGTTCTACTTCTTGTAAATTTTGCATTAAAGGTTTTAAAAAATGTTGCTTCCAATCTTTTGGTTTAGGTACAGGTACAACTAAATTAGCTTGATCTAAACATGCTAACGCAAACAAAGGTGAGCTATACAACTGTTCTGTTTTTAATTCTATTCTAGTTTTATCTACATTTAAAAACCATTGTGGTGGTGTTGATGTATATTTTGTAAGACTACCTAACACAGGCATTTCTTCTTCACCAAATCCTACACCAAATCTTTTTGTTCTACATAAACCAGACTGACATACTGCATTGATAGGTGCATCTTTACATCTATATTTATCATAACCTTTTCTGTTTACTGATTTAATTAATTGTTGAACCTCACTATTACTTAATGCAGGTTCCATATATTGTGAATTAGCTTTTACAATTTCATCTTCCCATGTGTCTGGATGTGATTGTTTATAATAAACTGCAATATTAAATAGTGCATTATTTCTGGAACCCTCACCAAAACCAATAGATGCTAACTTGTTTAAGCAAGGGGGTCCTCCAGGAAATGCTTCTTCTATTTTTTTCTCTTCTGTTTTAATCGCTTCGACTTCTTCTTTACTGCAACTGTAAACATCATAGAGCTTATAAAATTCCTCAAGTGTACAACCGGCGCCATTATCGTTGATAGCATAACGTAGTCCTTTCATTTGATTGTGGTAAGGTAAGTTTAAAAAGTTTCCAGTGTCACCACGTTCCACTAAAATTTCTGTTTGTTTAGGAAATATTTCTGAACCTTCATATCCTAAAACTTTTGCAAATGATTTTAATTTTGATTGCATCAATGATGCAGGTATATTTTCTTTGGTAAATAAAAAGACGTGAGCTCCGCCAGATTTACTACGACAAACTATGAGGGGAAATTTATAATTCCTAATAGTTTTAACGAGGCTAGCGTGATCAAAGTTATATTCGTCAATATCAATGCACCCCCACCTACAATCATTAGTATCCGTGATAGGGATAATTCCAAGGGCTGGACCTCTTCCTTCCAAATGATTGGACCAAAGCTCGTCGTTGACGTCTTTACGAACAATGAAGGCTTTACCTTGTTGTTTACTACCATTTTCTCCTCTGTCACCGGGTTGATATTGGCCATATGCTATAGTTAATCCGCTGAAAATTTGTTTGAATTTATCCATATATTACATTCTAATTTCTTTGTAAAGGGGATCTTGCGATCCCCTTCAAACTAAATTTAGTACGGAGTACTATCTTTAGCTTTCTCTTCTACATCAGCTTTTGTTTGCACGTTACCCTTTGAGGCAGTACCACTAAAATCTTTAGCCGTAAGGTATAAAGATTTGTCGTCCTGTCCCATAATTCTGTTCTGCGTAACAGACCAACCATACCACGAACCTTTGTCGTTCTTTTGTAGTACAGATTGTAAGTTATACACAACCCCATGCATTGGAGGGATAGCCATTCCACCTTTTCCATCAGATATTTGTATGGTTTTCATCATAGAATTCCATTTTTTACTAACGTTAAGCTGTGTTGATTTCATAGTAATCAACGCTGGTGTCATCCCACCTGCTTTTGTTTCAACCAAAACATAGTAAGATGCTGTTTCTTCTAAATAGTTACCATTTGGTAATCTAATTTTAGATCCATCTCTCTTACCAGTTTGAATTACCGGACTGTTCGGTAGGTGAACTGCGACTGGAGCACCTGGTCCGTCCCCTCTATCCGACCATTCTGGATAATCCTTTTTGTAATAACAAGGAATAACCTTGATACCTTTCTTACCATCGAAACATTCGCTGGTAACAGTATTATAGATCATGCCTGGTTTAGCACCTTCTATATACTTCGCATCACCATCAGTTACCTGCGGTGATAGTTGTCCTAAGATTCTGACAAACGGTAACGCCATATCTTCTTGCGTCATGTTTTCAAAACCTTTTTGCAGGTCATCACCAAATAAGGCTACTGAACCTGTGTCTTTCTTCATTACTTCATTACTCATTATACATTCTCCATTATTTATTTCCGGCTTATTTTAGTTTTATCTTTAATCCATAGACTAAAGCTATCAGAAGGCATGTCCAGGCCGGCCTGTACACGCTCCTGATATAGAGCTGTCAATGTATTCCAAGCCACATCAGATTTCTGTTGTGGTTCAAAACCATTTTCAGCTGCAAGGTTGAGCAATTGCTCCGCCTTGTCATCTTCTCCTTTACCAAAAGACACAGTTACATTGTTTTTAATAATGTCACCCAATCCTTGGTCACGAAGCCATTGTAGAGCTTGTTCTCTTCTCAATTCATCTTTAGGAATTGTAGCTCTGAATTCTTTTTTTACAGATACTTTGGACCCATCAGCTAATTTAATTTCTGATAGACCTTGTTCAGCTAATAGTTCTGGTATTACTCTTGAACCTATATCATCTGCTTCTTCTTTTTTCTTTTTTAATTGTTCTTCTAATGCTGCAATCTGATCTTCTTTTTCTTTAAGCTTTACACATTCAGCAGCAATTGTAGTTATCTCTACACTGTCTAAAAGATCTTTAGAATCTTTTAACATCATATCATTTACTTCACTCATATTTCTACTTTCTAGTTATAAAAGTCTACTTCTAATGGGTAGTATCTACTTTCGTTTCTCTCCCATTTAAGAACATTAAACTTTCCGTTTGTTACATCACTTATAACAATATTGCAAATCCCAATTATAATAGGATCTCCTATTGCTAATAAATAATCTTGTTGTCTAAAATCCTGTAAATTTTTTTTCATCTTTCTTACAAAAGGTTGTGTTGAATATATTGCTTGTGATTCTGGTCCACTATTAGGTAGACAAAAAACTAAATAACCAAAATCAGACGCACTTAAAATATTAATGTGTCTTGGTGGTTGTTGTGCAACATAAACAAATTTTTCATTAGGATTATTTTTATAAAAGTCTAAAAATTCTTTTAAAGAATCTGGTTTATATAATTCAAATATTTTATTTTTCATTTCTATTTCTAATTTCTCTTGACAGAAGATATAATAGTATTTATATAATTGTCAACTAGAAAGTAGAAATTAATTATGAACTATAAATTTAAGACTAAGCCGTATGCGCATCAGTTAACTGCGTTAGAAAAATCGTGGGATAAAACTGAGTATGGTTATTTTATGGAAATGGGTACAGGTAAATCAAAAGTGTTAGTTGATAACATGGCTATGCTTTATGACAAAGGTAAAATTAATGGGGCCGTTATTGTAGCACCAAAAGGTGTTTATAGAAACTGGTTTTCACAAGAAATTCCAAATCATTTAGCTAGTCACATACAACCTAAGATGGTACTCTGGACTGCTTTAACATCTAAAACAAAGGATAAAGAGTATCAAACATTATTCGAAACTGGACATGACCTTCACATCCTAATTATAAATGTTGAAGCGTTAAGTACTAAAAAAGGATTAGACTTTGCAGCTAAATTTATGCGTTGTCATAAAACAATGCTAGCAATTGATGAGTCTACTACAATCAAAAATCCAAGTGCAAAAAGAACTAAATCTATTTTATCTTTAGGTAAAGAAGCTACATACAGACGTATTCTTACTGGTTCTCCTGTAACTAAATCACCTTTAGATTTATATACTCAATGTGGTTTTTTAAATTCTTATTTACTTGGTTATGATTCGTTTTATGCATTTAGAAATAGATATGCAAATATGATTGATAGAAATTTTGGAGGTCGAAGAGTACAATTAATAGGTAGTTATAAAAGACTAGATGAATTAGCTGATAAACTAAAAGGTTTTTCTTATCGTGTGCTTAAAGATGACTGCCTAGATTTACCTGATAAAGTCTATATTAGACGTGAAGTTGATCTTACAGATGAACAAAGTAAAGCTTATTCTACTATGAAATCCGCGGCCCTCGCTCTACTAAAAGGCAAGATGGCTACCGCGCCTCACGTACTTACACAAATGATGCGACTGCACCAAATCACTTGTGGTCATTTACGAAATGATGATGGCACTATTACAGAAATTAAAAACAACAGACTAAAAGAATTAGTTAATTTACTAGAAGAGGTAGAAGGTAAAGTAATTATATGGGCTAACTATGTTTATGATATAGAGAATATAGTAAAAGTTATTAGTGATGAATTTGGAGAAGACTCTATAGTACAATATTATGGCGCTATTCCGGCAGAACAACGTCAAGAAAATATAAAAAAGTTTCAAGATCCAGATTCTAAAGCTAGATTTTTTATAGGTAATCCACAGACAGGTGGTTATGGTATTACACTTACTTGTGCAAATACAGTTGTTTATTACTCTAATGGATATGACTTAGAAAAAAGACTACAGTCAGAAGACAGAGCACACAGAATAGGTCAAACGAAGTCGGTAACATATGTAGATTTTATAGCACCAAAAACTGTAGATGAAAAGATAGTAAAAGCATTGCGTAAGAAAATGAATATTGCTAATGAAATTATGGATGAGGATTGGAGAGAATGGATTTAATTATATTAAACGATGGTCTGTATCAATTGATACCTGTTACAAAAAAATTAATGGAAGGTATAGTTATAACATCAGAAATAGATTGTTTTGATTTGTGTGACATACTTAGAATAAAATTAACAGGATATGTTGACACTTTAAACTTACATATAATGAATGATGGCTCTGGTAATTTTATAGGCTGTATGT